CCATTTCTTATCAAAGCCAAAACGACCTAGTTTATCAAACAGCATTTAAATCAGCCCTCATGCTTGGATTCGGCGCATTTCAAGTCCGCGTGGATTATGAATCACCGATGAGTTTTAACAAAGTCATAAAATACGACATTATTCCTGATCCTACAATGTGTTCATGGGATCCAACCGCCATGAAACCTCACAAAGGTGATGGTAATTATTGCTCGCGTCGATTTGTATTCACAAGAGATGAATTCTTTGCGACCTATCCGTACGTACTAAACCCCGTTTCATATGTTGACCCGTACATGTTACTCGATTTCCAATGGACAACTCGTGATACGATTATTGTATGTGATGAATTTGTAAAAGAATGGTACCCAATCACCATTTTGGAATTATCAAATGGTGAAGTAATTACAAAAGACCAATGGCGTGAACGTGAGAAAAAGTTTGAAGACAATAAAGATTCCGCGCATTATTGCTGAAAGGCAAACTCAAGATTATGACATCATGCACTATCGTATGATTCGTGATCGCATTATTGATTTCAGTAAATGGCCATCTAAACAATTACCAATCCCATTTGTTGATGGTGACAGTTATTATATTGAAGGTCGTCAATATACAAAATCATTTATACATGAAGCACGCGACGCTCAGAAATTATTGAACTATTCCCGTTCGGAATTAGCTGCGGAATTAAAAAATAGACGCCGTGAGCAATGGCTTGGCACTCCCGATAATATATTAGGTTACGAGCAAGATTGGCGTAATCCTGAGTTACAAATGGGAATTTTGCGCGCTAAACCTGACCCTAAAACGGGCATGATGCCTCAGAAAATGCCAGCGTGGGAGATATCTCAAGGACTTTTCATGACCTCTCAAGCGACGGGTCAAGATATAAAAGAGATATTAGGTTTCAGCGAACAAGAAGCTTTAATGGGTAAAGATATTTCCGGGAAGGCGAGACGCGAAAGAAAATTAGAAGGTTCAATGTCCGCTTACGTTTTCTTCGATAACTTAAATCAAGCTATCGAGCAAGGTGGCCGCATTGTAAATGACCTCTTGCCATATATTATTGGTGATAAAGAGCGTCACATGATGATCGCTAAGAAAACGGGTCAATCGGATAGTATTACATTGAATAAACGTGAAGGCATGGGTGACAATATCACCATCAAGAATCAATTGGGCGACGGGGATTTTGACGTTGAAATTAATTCCGGACCATCCTTTGCGGTGCAGAAAGAAGTAGCTCTTGAATTCTTCCAAAATACTATTCAAGCCAACCCTCAAGTCTTTAATTTGGTTGCCGATCTTTGGGCAAGTAATCTTGATATTGAACAGATGCCAACGGTAAAAGAACGTCTTACAAATCTTGTACCACCTGAGATTTTAGCCAAAGAACAAGGGAAGGAGCCACCACCAAAACAACCCGATCCACAACAAATAATGATGCAACAACAAATGAAAATGCAAGAAAATGAAATGCAGAATAAAGCCAAAGAGATTGAGCTTAAACAACAAAAACTCGAGATTGAAAAAGCAGAGTTAATGGTCAAAGCGCAAAAAGCGCAATTAGATGCGAAATTAGATGTGTTCAATCATCACGCGGAAATCGAACGTGCTAAAGTCACGCATCATTTGGATCACAAAAAGTCCGAACAAGATTTCACCCATCGAATCGCAAATATTTTAGCGGGCGTTCATAATTCGGAACAAGATAGAAAGCATGATTTACATAAACACTTAAATCCACAGGAAAAAAAATCTAGTGATTAGATATGAGCAATAAAATCACAATGTCTACCCGTAGAGATTACATTTTACTCTATTAAGAGTAAAATTAAGCTAACTAGTGCCGGATGCGCTAGGGCGAACCGAGAGCGCCTAATAACTCGTGGGCTAAATGCCAGTGGAGATGCAATATCATGGATGACACGAATGGATCGAATCAAGAACAGGGTGTTCTTTCTGATCAAATAATGGAAAATGTTGGCATGAATTCGGAAAATCCAGCGGAAGCTGAAAGTACCGAAGAAAATGATAACGGAGAAGGCAAGCACGCTAATGAGACGCTAGCTGTTCAAAAACGGTTAAAATCTCAAAGACGCGCACACGAACGGGAAGTTCGTGAGCTTCATCAACGGATTGGTGATCTGGAATCGCGTATGCAACCATCTTCTAATTATGATCAGTCGGGAAATTCCTACACAGGCCAACCACCTCAAAATGGCGGCGGTGTAGAAGAGCATATCCAAAAGGCAGTGAGCTATGCGCTCCAGCATAAGGAAATGGAGGAACGCAAAGCGCATGAAGCGCAGAACGCCGCTCATGTCCATCGTCAATATCAGGATTTTCAAAAACATCTTGATAATATGGGCGATAAATATGACGACTTTCACGATACAGTGTTAGGACGTGATACCCCTTACACTCCCTCGATGCGTGATTATGCACTCACATTGCCACGGAACGGCGCGGGAAGTGCTGGCGAAGTGCTCTATAAACTTGGTAAAAATCCAGAAGATCTCCAAAGAATTGCGAAACTCCACCCCCTAGACCAAGCATCAGAAATGGCAAAACTGAGTCATGCCTTGATCAGCGGTGGTGAGCATAAAAATTCATCTGAAGCTGCGCGTCCTTTAGGACAAATCAAGAATAATCCAGTTACCAATTCTCATGTTGTCACTGAAAAGACACCGATTGGAAACATCCGGTCGCGCATGAAAAACGGTACTTGGAAGTAATAAGCGAAAGGTTCGCTTAACCAAGTATTGATCAACTTCAATGGATGGAGAGTTTATCAATGCCAAATCAATTTATTACGACCCAACTGGTTTCAAACACTGCATTAGCAATGTTTGCTAATAATTCACCTTTTGTTATGACCGGATCTAGAATTTATCAAGACGATTTCCAATCTTCTGGTTATAAAATTGGCGATACATTACAAGTTCGCAGACAAAATAACTTTGTCATTGGTGACGGTTCAACCGCAGTTCCACAATCTATTATTGAAACAGTAGAAACAATTACTGTGGCTCATCAATATCACGCATTAATTGCTTATACTGTCCAAGATTTGTCATTACGAATTGAAGATTTTAGTCGCATGTTTATTCAACCAGCGATTCAAAATATCGTGACGCAAATGGAAAGAGATATCTCTTCTGCTGCTGAGCAAGCTTTGAATTTTTATACAGGAACTGCGGCGACTCCCATTAATTCTTTCCAGTCGGTCGATTTAAGTGGCGCAAAACTCCTGGAACAAGGAGTAAACATCGCATCCGATGCTTATTTAGCAATGACAGTTCGAGACGGTTCTTCGCTTAAATCCGCATTATTAAATAACTTCACACCAGTATTTAACGAAGAAATTGTCAGACAATCTGCGATTGGGCATTTATCATATTTTGATATTTTCCAATCTCAAAATATTGTTAAACACATTGCTGGCGTTGGTCCAACAACCTACCCAGGTGATGTTTTAACGGTGAATGGTGCGGTCGCAAGTGGTAATACAATCGTATTAGCCGGCGCAACAATTAGTATCACCAATTACTTCTTGCCTGGCGATTTGATTTCGATTGCTGGTGTGCATTCTGTGAATCCATTATCACGCGCTTCAACTGGCCAAAACATGCAGTTTGTTATCACCCAAGCCGCTAATTCAAGTGGCGCAGGCGCTGTAACAATTACTGTTGCTCCAATTATTATTTCTAATTCAGCTAGTCCATTACAAAATGTTGATGGTCCAATTCCAACTGGTGCTGCTGTAACAGTAGTCCCAAGTTATAACGTAAATGTTGCGTATCCAGCGCGTGCATTAGACATCGTTTGTCCACCACTTTATAAATTGCAAGTTCCATACTCAAGCGTCGCAATCGACCCTGAAACTGGTTTATCACTTGCAGTCACGCAAACTGGTGACATATTGGGTTATCAAAACTTAATGCGATTAGACATTCTTTGCGGCTTTAGCTGGCATCCACAATATGCAGTCAAGGTCTTATCTTAATGTCTAACTTTGAACGGAGTTGTTTGTATCACGCAAAATTTGGAATAAAAGTTATCGAAGAAGATAACGAAGCGGGATATAGGGAACTCCTCGCATCGGGTGAATGGTTCAACCATCCACTCTTAAAAAATATTAATATGGAGAATAAATCTCATGATGAAAGACAGATACGACGGGGCACCAGGAAAAGACGCAAGCATGATGAAAGTGCGTCAAAAACGTTATGAAGCTGAACATATGTCTAACAACCAGTTTGTTAAAAAAGTTCAAGCTGAGCAAGCAAGGCATGGCGGACGCATTCCAAATATGCCAATGGAAGCCATGGAATTTGATGCTTACATGACTAACAATGGTGAACATGCTCAAGAATTAGTTCAAAAAGTTACAATGGGCATGGATAAAGTAGCGTTTCCAGTGAAACCTACTAATACAAGTGAACGTGATTAATTCTTTTTGAATTAAATCATTATTCATTTAGGGGACATACGGAATGCCGCAAATTGTACGGACGACAAATGATGTCATCGTCAATTCTTTATATTTGATTGGTGAACTCGGAGTTTCTGAGACCCCCGACGCATATATGCTGGCGACGGGTCTTGATCTTATTAATGAATTGCTAGACAAATTTTCGTCCGACTCAATTTATATTCCTTACCTCACGACTTTGCAAAGCCAATTTGTTGTAGGACAAGATACTTATTCGATATCAGATATTATTCTTGGCACAAATATTGTTGCTGACAGAGTTGTTGATTTAACTTTCGCAAATTATGTTGTGCCAGGTGTCGGCGTCAATCAAAATTCTAATGCCGTCACATTTAGTTATACGGCTGATCTTGGAACTAATTTGTTAACATTATCTGGTAATACCGCTGCTTTTCCAACTGGGACACCGATTGTATTTGAAACATACGGTACAATTCCTTCTCCTTTGGTTGAGGGTGTTACTTATTACGCAATTTTCATCAATCCAAATACAATACAAGTTGCATTAAGCAATCGTGATGCTTTGATGAATGTTCCGATTCAATTATTAACTGATGGTGTGCCGATTAATACTGTTACTACATTTCAAGGAATAAATAATGGTGTTTCAACTTCATTAGTTTATCCTTTGCGAATTATCAATAAAGCAACTTATTGGAATGTGGTAAGACAAACGAATTTATTAGCACGTCCCGGATTTATTTTCTTAAATAAACAAGCAACTGAATCTTTCATTACAGTTTATCCGGTTCCAGATCAACCATATCCCTACCAGATACAAGTTAAATCGATGATTAATTTCTTGGGAAATCAAGATACTTTAGGTGAATTACCACCGTATTATTATGGATTTTTGAAATATGCCCTAGCGCGAAAATTCTTAGCTTATTACCCATCGGGTAATTGGCCACAACAAAATGAAGATGAATATCTCGATTATTACAATAATCTAAAGAATGCTAACGAGACGGATTTAACTATTAGACCGTCTGTCACTATGACCGCACCTGAGCCTTTTTATTGGCCAAACATTTTGAGTTATTAGTCATGACGGACTCAACAGATTATGAAATCGTCGGAAGTTATAACAACCAACGTATATCAAGTATTGATTCTGAGCGCACCGTAAATCTATTCGAATATTTAGATTTGAAAGGTAAGAAATCGAAATCTTTGATTAACACTTCGGGGTTGATTAATACTGGCATCCTTTTTGCGGGTGCAATCGGTGGTTTCAGACAAGAATTTGTTTTTAATAATGTGACTTATAATGTTGTCGGCCAAAATGTTTATAGTATTAATTCTTCCGATGCCGTTTCATTTTTAGGTACGCTGACAACTTCTACTGGTTATGTTGGAATCGACGCAAATACATTTCAAGTTATTTTTGTCGACGGCGCTAAAGGCTACATTTGGGATACAAAAGCAAATACTTTTGAGCTAATTACAGATCCCGCATTTCCATTAACACCAATTGATGTTTGTAATTTAGATGGATTTTTTATCGTTGCAAATGGCGGTACAAATCAATTTCAATTATCTATGTTCGATAATGGTTTGATTTGGGGAGCTGATAATAATGGTACGGAAACCACTTTCACTATGGCTGGTGGCTCACCTGATATTGTGATGACTTATTCCGGTGGATCGATTGCGAATTATCAAATCGGTACACCGGTTGTATTTTCAGGCGGAAGTCTCCCAGCCGAATTAATAGCCGGTACGACGTACTATGTGAAAGCTATTATTAATCCAACTACTATTACCGTTTCAGCAACCAATGGTGGAACAGTCATTACTTCCGTAAGCGGTGGAAGTGGAAGTTTAACTAACAATGGCGCATTACAATTAGGAACTATTACCACACACCCGGGTAACATTGTCGCATGTCGCACACTGCATCGCAGACTTTTCCTCTTCTCAAATAATTTTACCGAAGTTTGGGAAAACGCAGGGATTGGAACAAACTTACCTTTCCGAAGAAATAATTCATTGCTGATGGAATACGGCACAGCGGCCATCGGAAGTATCAGTGTAAGTTTCGATATGATGGTTTTTCTATCGCAATCGAAAGATGGCTTGGGCGCAGTCATGCAAGTGATGGGAACTGAATCAATGCCTATCAGTAATCGAGCATTAGATTTCCAATTAGCGCAATATGCAGCATTAGGACAAGTCGCGGATTGTCGCGGATTTCTTTTAAAAGAAAATGGCATTATTTTTTATCGTATGAATTTCACTTTGGCTAACCATACTTTTGTTTATAACGTCACATTTAGTAACCCACAAGTTGAAGAAGAAAAGCGCTGGCATGAAGAAGAAGTATTAAATCATGATCGTCATCCAGCGCAAACTCACGTTTATTTTAACGGTATTAATTATGTTGGTCATTACGCACTGCCGATTCTTTATATTTTAGATAGCCAAACTTACAATAATGATGGCGAATCCATTAGACGTATGCGTATCACAAGGCCAATTTGTCCACCTGGATATCAGAGATTACGCATCGATCGCTTACAAATTGATTTACTGCAAGGCAATATTGCCGAAATTCAGCAAAACGAAACCGAATTAGATTTAGCCACTGAAAGCGGCTTATTGATCACAACGGAGTTGGGAGAAGATTTATTACTTGAACAAGGACAGCCATTAACAACTCCTTTGACGACGCCGTATTGTTTCTTTTCGATTTCAAAAGATGGCGGACAAACTTACGGTTACATTACGAAATTACCCATGGGACAAATTGGCCAAAGAACTTTTAGAACACTTTTGCGAAAATTAGGCACAACCAAACGTGGGCAAGCATTCGTCACTAAATATGAATTTTACGACCAAATTCCCATTATTATTTTAGGCGCATCTTGGTGTATGGAATTATTACCGGAGTGATCCATGGCAATAGATTTTGACCAATTTCCTTTGGAAGACGCTTTAATAAGAAAAGATTCGCGTGAAATGAGTCCCGTATGGAATGATTTCATGGGAACTTTTTATCAGAATTTGATTGGGTATTTGAGTCAATATGGCATATTTATTCCGGTTGTAAGCTCGGCGCAACGTGATTCAATACAATCGCCTGTTGCTGGCCAAATGATATATAATAGTACAACTAGCGCGCCCCAAATATTTCAAGCGGGGGCGTGGAAAACATTCACCACTTCATAAGGATTTGAAGTCATGATGAGCGGCAATATGGGAAGCGGG